CGCAGTTGGCGACGGCTGCCTCTACACCTGCCGCGCTGGCAAAGGTCTGGGATGCGGCCAGCGACAGCGATAAGGATCAATTGATTGGCGGCGGTGTACCGGGTACGCCAACGTTTCCGAATGGCGACACCATGCAGTTTCCTCCGCGTACGACTACGGGTGCGGGGACTGATGGTCAGGGCCGTCCGATGAATGGCACTTTCACGATGGTGCCTAGCGTCAAGCTCACGCCCAATACGGGCGCGGATGCCATCAAGAATCCTGTGCTGGCCCAGCCATCGCAGGTGAACTCGTGGAATGGCACGGATGCTGTGGGGAATCCTGTCAACGGATCGAATACCACCACGTATCCAACGCAAGCGCCCACGGCTTCGGCTGGTTCCAATGTCACTGTCAATGTCGATACTTGCGGCTTGCCTGGGAAAGCGCCCTGCAAGATTGATGAGGCCGGTACGCCGACGATGGGCAATCAGTATGTTCAGCCGACTACCGATCTTGGTGCTGCCAGGGCGGACGCTGTTCAGAAAATGAATGACGTTGCCAAGCAAACTGACTTTGGCGTCAAGATGCCGACCCTGCTGCCGGGTGGTAGCTGTCAGCCGATCCAGTTTTTCAAATGGAAAGATTTCGATGGCACTGTGGACCTGTGCGAGAAGCTCGGGTTCATCCGTACCCTGCTCTCCTGGTTGTGGGGTGCGCTTGCTGCGATCTACATCTATAACCGCGTCTCCAGCGCGAACGCATAGGAGTTGTCATGCCACTGCTTGCCTCTCTGATGGCTGGTCTGTTCTCTGGCCTCGCATCGTTCCTGGTCAAGTTCTTCAGTGAAAAGGTTGCGTTCGGTCTTGCTGCCGTTGCTACGTTCGGGACGCTCACGACCGCATTGATTGCTGGCGCCTCTGTTGCCATCAATGGGGTGCTCAGTTCCTTCCCTGCGGGCCTCGGCACTGGTCTTGAGGTGGGTCTCTATCTGTGCGGCGCAGACACGCTTAACGTTTGCCTGGCTGCTGTCTTTGCGACGGATGCTGCGGTGTTCCTGTATCGCTGGAACGCTGAGAATGTCCGCCTGGTGATGGGAGGTTGATATGGCCATCTACATGATCACGGGCCGTCTCGGTTCCGGGAAAAGTCTCTGCGCTGTCGGTCGTATCCGTGATGCGGTCATTGAGGGCCGCCGTGTTGCCACGAATCTCGACCTGAACCTGGACAAGCTCTTGAACAGGGATGCCCGCCAGAGCCGCGTCATTCGTCTGCCCGACAAGCCGTCTGTATCGCACCTGGACTGCATCGGCCGCGGGAACGAAAGTTACGATGAGACCAAGAACGGGATCATCGTCCTGGATGAGTTGGCGGCGCTGTTGAATGCGCGTAACTGGCAGGACTCGAAACAGCAGGCGTTGATCACCTGGTTGATCCACAGTCGCAAGAAGGGTTGGGACGTGTATTTCATCTGCCAGCATGAGTCGCAGGCTGATCGCCAGGTGCGTGACGCCTTGGTGGAATACCTGGTCACGTGTCGTCGGCTGGATCGCCTGGGCATTCCCTTTGTGTCGCGCCTGGTCGAGACTGTCTCCCTCGGGAAGTTCAAGCCCAGGTTGCCGCGCCTGCATATGGCCATCGTCAAGTACGGGACCGACTACAACTCTGTGGTCGCGGAACGCTGGTTCTATCGTGCGAACGACCTGTTTGATGCCTATGACACGCGTCAGGTGTTCGAGGATCGCGACGATCAGGCTCCCTTCAGTTACCTGCCTCCCTGGTACACCGTGGGTCGCCTCGGGCCTCAGAAAGTGCGCGGCATTAAGGCCCAGATGGCGGAGCGCCGTCGCCTCACTGAGTTGCAGCGTCAGGGGACCATTACCTTCGATCAGTGGCGCGAGTACATGAGGATGGTCTGATTTTCCGTAACGCCGTAACGGAAATTCGAGGCGGTTTCAATCGAGCGCGAGGGGGTGATTAATGACCGGGTCTAAAGGGAATCTATCAAACGCAGGTCGCAATGACTTTGCTTGGCCCACTGCTGGCGCTGTGGGCGGAGTGTGGGCAGGTTGTGGGCAACGTGGGGTCAGCCGGCCTTTTGGCTGTCCCTGCGTTGTCCATAGCCTGTCCATACGCCCCGTAGGGCCGTCCATAGCCTTGTGCACTGCCTGCCCTTCCCTTGCCCGCCTTTGCCTTTCCAGCGGCGCGAGCGAAGCGAGCGCCCTAGACTTGTACCACTAACACATACCAACCACACACCACCACATAAGGCTCTAGGGACGATTGGACACCTAGGGACACACAAAGAAAAACCCCCGCGAGGACGGCAATCCTCCGGGGGCGCGGCACAACCAGACACGTTAAGGAACATTGGTCATGCTAGGGACAAGTATAGGCAGCGACTATGACGTTTCGCAAGCTGATTACGTCGAAAAGAAGATTGATCACGCCCGGGCCATCGCTCGGGAAGTCCTCGAATGCGAGGAGCGTGCGCTACAGCCCAACGTCAGAACCCAGACGATCGTGCGAGCCATCCACTATCCGGATGGGATGAGCGAGGTCGTCGGCTACCAGGTGAACGTGCACAAACACCTGGCCGATATTCGGGCCTTTCCTAAGGCTGCTCGAGGGGAATCGGAGGACCGCGAAAAGAGTATCGACGTGTCCTGCCGTCGCACCCGTAAGATGGTTCGCCTGAAGCTCAAGGCCATCCGGGCAGATCACATGATCACGCTGAACTATCGCGAGAATATGCAAGATTTGGAGCGGGCCCAGCGTGATTTGCAGAAGTTCGTTCGGCGCATGTCCAAGCTGACCAGTAACGCCATACGGGGCTTCAAATACGTTCTGGTTATCGAATACCAGGAGCGCGGCGCGATCCATTTTCATATCGGCGTGCACGGCTGGCAGAACGTGAAGATGGTGCGCGCGATCTGGTATGAGATCGTGGGTCGTGCGCAGGGGCAAATCGATGTCCAGGGACCGGAATCGAAGGGGGACAAGCGCATCCGTGGCGTGCACCAGTTGGCTCAATATCTCTGCAAGTACATCACCAAGGATGCGGCAAGCTCCACGCTCAACAAGAAGCGTTATTGGGCTTCCAAGGGGATCGAGGTACCTGAGCGTGAAACGATCAACGTTCGCTGGGCTGATACCGTCGAGGGCGCATTCCAGGACGTGTTTCACTCACTCTGTGCCACGCACAACCTGCAAGGGATGAGCGTCTATTTCTCGGCGGGTCGGGATTGCTTCTGGATATCGACGGCGGACAAGTGGTATGAGCCGCCAGTCCCCGAATTATCGTAACGTGTAACGCAAATAATGCTTGTATATATCGTTACTTGTGACGATTATTAAGACAACGCAATGATGGAGGTTTTCGAATGGATTTCCTGATCGGTCTGGTGCTTGGATATGTCGCGGGCAAGCCGGATGCTTCGGCAGAGCCTCTATCTGTTGAGGCTCAGGCGCTGGTGGGCGGGTTCCTGATTGTCTGCTGCGTGCTGGTCATGGTTGGCATGCTGCGCGCGCTTAAAAGGTCGCTGTGATGGGTACTCTGCAGATCGCTGTTCTAGTATTTCTGCTTTCCTCTGCGCTGGGTGGCCTGTTGTTTGAGCGTCCTCGGGAGCCTTTTCGTGGTTTCTGGAATCTGCTGGATGTCATGTTGGTGCTTGGATTGCTCTGGTATGCCGATTTCTTCGTGCTATGAAAGACTCTCATGACGACAAGACTGGTGAACTCGTTCCGGTGAAGCGCAAGCGGGGGCGTCCGCCATCGGGGAATGCGATGTCGTCTGCTGAAAGACAGGCCGCGTATCGGGCTCGCAATGGGCTTACAACGGTGACGGTGGAGCTGCCGATCGATCTGGCGGACCAGTTGAATGACTATCTGCGGTTCAAAGACACGACCAGGAATGCTGTGTTCGAAAAGCTGTTGCGCTCTCAGTTGTTGCGCAAGCGTTAGAACAGTTCCAGTTGATGTGTTCGGAACATGACGATGTCGTAGGCCCATCGGGGAACGGGTCTCTGCCCTGCCCGCCAACGGCGAATTGTTCTGACGTGTCTACCCGTCCAACGTGCTATAACGTCTTCAGGGAAACCTGCGGTAGCTGCTGCGAATTCGGAGGGATATACGTGGCGTGATGCTGTGCGGATTTTCATTCGACCCTGGGGACTGTTCTGTACTTTTTGTCCACCATGGTATCCGACCCGGAAAGCCTTGCTAGATGCGGCTCTCCGGGTTTTTTATTGCGCCTTACCTTCTATACATTATGTGCATTTGATGGGCAGACTGACTCACGTGGAATCAGCCTGCCCGCAGTGCACGCCTCTTAGCTGAGGCGCAGTTTCACGGCTCTGCGGGCTTGCTTAAAAGACAGTGTTTCCAGAAGCTCGGCGCGCTTCTCTTTGTTTTTGATGCCTTCGATGGCGCAGATGGCTAGGCCAGTTGTTACGGAGATTCCTGCCATCTTGCACAGCGTGGGAATGCTCTCCGCTCCCACGTGACCGCGCTTACGCCAGCTCGACACCATAGCTTGGTGTTTGAAGCCCAATTGCTGGGCAATCCAATAGTCACTATTGGAGCCCTTCGCCCGATCCAAAATATCAATTGTACTAAGCAT